AGCCGAAACGTCGCTATTCGGTATTAGCCCTGATTTAGGATAGTTTTTCACAGGGTTATCAATAAAACGAAAAACACTACTTTTTCTAATAAAAGCCTTGCTTGCTTGGAGTAGGCGAAAGCCTGATAAATATTTTTCATATACAAATTTTCCTTTAAGTATAAATTGATTTCTAACATCTAGCTGGCGGCGGCGAGCAAGGTTTCTATTAGAAAAAGGAGCAACCATGCAAAACATTAATGATCTAGAGCAAGCTTTAGAGAGCTTAAAGGCGCTTATCAAAGCTAAAAAAGACTATGAGAAATTAAGTGCCAAATACGCCAACGTAAGTTTTAAAGACGTCACTCGCTCACAAAGAGCAAGAATAAATGAGCGTTTAGGTGACGCTGCGTTTGATGTGAAAGTCAAAACTGACAATCTTCACGCTGACTTAGTTGATGCTGGACTTTGTGAGATGAAAGAGCGTTACGAGCAAAGAGAGTTAGGGCAAAGCGCAGGCTTAGGGCATATTTACCGAGCCGCATATTTGCCAAAAGTGCCAAAGAGATACAAGGAGCTACAAAAATGAAAAAGCTAATCAAGTTTTTTAGGGTGCTTTTTAGCAACGGTGGCGAGATAAAGAATATCGCCTATCTAAATATTAAAAGGGGTTAAAAATGAGTTTGAACTACGACCTAGTATATGCCGAGAGCGACGTGGCACACATAAATTTAAACAAAGAATACGACGAGTTAATAACTGACATCGAAGCTGTATATAGCCGCCATCGCTACACGTTTAAAAATGCCCTTGGCGAAAATAGTGGCGAAATAGTTGATCTGCTTATTGAGCATTGCAAAAAAGACTTTTTCGCCTATGCAGCGCTTGTTTATGTGTTATGCGTTGAAGCTGAATTGAGCAATGAGGCGGTCTTAAGCTACACAACTACTTACAAACAAACACTTAAAAAACTACGAGAGGAGGCCGAAAGAGATGCGATACTCCACACTAAAGAGGCTTGTTGAGTTCTACGGCAAGCCAAATATGACGGTAGGTGAGTTTTTAGAGATTATAAAAGGACTTAACAATGCTAACAAATAAACAATATCACGCACGCCCTGAAATTTCAAAAAGCGATCTTGACTTACTTGCACGTAGCCCACTTCATTTTAAAATGAAAAATAAACTTAAAAGCGAGCCTACAAAGGCTTTGCTTTTAGGCTCTGCGGTGCATAAGTTAGTATTAGAGCCAAAAGATTTTTCAAATGAGTTTAGCGTAGAGCCTGACGTTGATAAACGCACTAAAGAGGGCAAAGCAATTTATAGCGACTTCTTAGAAAATTTAGGCGATAAAACCTCGCTTGATATTGATACTTTTGACACAGCCGTAGAGATAGCAAACGCTGTTAATTCTATGCGTGAGACAGCCATTTTTTTAAAAGATGGATTAGCCGAGCAAAGCTATTTTAGCGAGATAGAGGGCGTAGCGGTTAAATGTCGCCCTGATTTTTATAATGAGAAAATGGGTGCGGTAATCGATCTAAAAACA